AGCGCGTTCTCGTCGGCGACGATCACCGATAACCGGCCGATTCCGGTGCCGAAGTTCCGCGACACGACCCCGAGCTCGCTCGTCGCCGATCACGTCGAGGGGACACCCGACGCGGCCGGCGTCGTGAATTTCGATCAGGTCACAGTGACACCGAGAGCGAAGAGCGGGCGGGCCGAGGCATCACGCGAGCTACTCGACGCATCGCCGGCGCTCGCCGACCGCGTGATATCCGACGCGCTCCGCGAGTCCTATTCACAGAGCACAGAGTCGACGATGGCCGGCGTGATCGCGGCCGGGGCGACGGCGGGGCCGGCCGGCGGCGCGACGGCGGTCGCGGCCGAGCAAGCGATCCGCGCCGCGCTCGGGATGCTCCCGGGCACGCGGTTCGCGCCCGGGCGCGTGATCCTCCCGAGCTCGCATGTGTGGGCGGCTCTCGTCGGCGCCGATGGGCCCGATGGGCGCCCGCTCTTCCCGTATCTGCTCAACGGGCCGACGAACGCGGCCGGCACGACGTCGACGGCATACGCGACCGGCTCGATCGCCGGCGTCGAGACGCGGCCGGCGTGGGCGCTCGATGCCGGGCAGATCATTGTCGGCGCCGGCCCGGCCGACGCGATGTCATTTGAGAGCTCGATGTTGGAGTTTCGGTTCGCCGAGAAGAGCGGGCCCGAGCTCGTCGAATTCAATGTGTGGGGCTACTACGCGGCGGTCGTGTTGCAAGCGCGCGGCGTGATCCTCATCACATCGACGGTCGCCGCGGGCGACACCGGCGAAATGGTCGCGGCCGGCAACGGTGGCGGGCGTGGGCGTAACGGCGGCGAGAAGGCCGAGAAGTAGGCGCCCGATGCCAGAGGGGCCCGTAACCGTCGACGAGGTTCGCGCTCGCTTAGGCGGCGCGCCCGCGGCCGACGATGCGGACCTACAAGGCGCGCTCGACACGGCCGAGGCTCACGTCGTCGCGTTGCTCTCTGAAGAGTGGCGCGACGCGGCGGCGTGGCCGGCCGACCTACACGACGGCGTGCTACTCGCGGCCGTGCTCACCTACCGCAACGCGGAGAGCCCGACGCCGGCGGCGGCGGTCGACGGTAGCGGCGCGCCGGTCGTTCCGCCGATCGCGTGGGATCGGTTCACACGTCACCGGCTCGCGCCGTACCTCACGCCGGGCTCGTGGGCACAGTGAGCTACCTCGGCGACGAGCGGGCGAAGCTACTCGACGAGCTCGCCGGCGATGAGTTCACGACGGCGCCGAACACGGACGCGATCAAGGCGCTCCCGGCGATCGTGATCGAGCCGTCGCGTGCCTCGTGGCTCGATGGCTCCGTCGATAGCGGGCCCGGGCGCGTCGTGCGGTTCTCGATCGAGGCGCTCGTCGTCGTGAACGCTCAAGAGCCGATCGGCGCGCTCGTCGACCTTGAGGATCACGTCGAGCTCGTGCTCGGACGCTTGCCGAAAACATGGCGGTTCGATCGAGCAGAGGCGCCCGTACCCGAGCGAACCCGCAACGGCGAGATAACGGCGCTCCGCTCGACTCTCACGCTCTCGATGCGCTACTCGATCACCTAACGGAAAGGAAACACACAACATGCCGAACGCGATAATCCTCATGCCGGCAGAGTTCACGGTCACAGTCGGAACGGTCAGTTGCGAATGTCAAGTGAGCGAGGCGACGGTCAAGTTCGACACGACGACCGCGACGATCAAAACACTGTGCGCCGAGAGCGAAGTCGCGACGGCCGAAAAAGGAACGCTCACGCTCGCCGGGTATCAGGACTACACAGAGGCGGCGGGGCTCTGCAATTTCTTGTGGGAGAACGCGCTCAAGCAAGCAACGTTCATAATCACGGGCACCGACTCCGCGGGCAACACGGCCGAGCTCACCGGCGATATGCAAGTGAGGCGACCGCCGTTCGGGCCGACCGCCGACGACGCGGCGAAGTTCTCGATCGACATTCCCGTGATCGGGATTCCCGAGCTCGTCGTGACGCCGGCCGGGCCGTGAGCTCGTGGCGACGAGGATCGAGATTAAGGGCAAACCCGAGTGCCATCGAGCGCTCAAGGGACTAGAGAACGACCTCCGCGACCTGTCGCCCCTTAACGAGGACGTCGCGCGCGACCTCGTGTCGGCGATAAGCGCTCGGGCGCCGGTCGACACGGGCGCGCTCGCCGGCTCCTTTGAGGCGATCGGTTCGCGTGACAAGGCCGAGGCGAGCTCGTCGCTCCCGTATGCGGGCGTGCAGAATTACGGGTACGCGCCACACAACATCGGAGGCCAGCATTTCGCCGAGGCGGCGCTCGCCGACGCGACACCGGCGGCAGAGGACAAATACGAGAAGGGGATCGCGAACCTATGCAAAAAGGCCGAGGGATGAGCACGACGAACGGCACGGGCCCGGGCGAGATTCCGCCGGCGCTGGCCGACATTTCGATCGAGGCACTAGAGGCGATGGAAAAGCGCACCGGGCGCCCGTTCGGAAAAATGATCGACGAGCTCGCGTCGGGCGATTGGTCGATCGAGACTATGCGTGAGCTCGTGCGCCTCGTCGATCCCGAGCGCGAGCTCGTGACGCTCGGCGAGCTCATCGACGCGGCGAGCGGGCTCGTCCCAAAAGGGGAGAGCCCGGCCCGACCGTGACCGCGCTCCGGGTTCGGCTCGCTCGCGTGTGGGGATGCTCACCCGTAGCTCTGCGTGAGCTCAACCTCGGCGAGCTCGTCGCGATGGGCGAGGTACTCGACGACGAGCGAAGAGCGGCGCGCTAATGGCGGGCGCGACGAGCCTCGTTATCTCCGTGCTCGCCGACGTATCAAAGGCCGTCGAGGGGATCGACAAGGCCGACACAAAAACGCAATCGTTCGGTACGACGATGAAGGCGGCGGGCGGCGCCATCGCCGGCGCGTTCTCGACCGAAAAGATCATCGGGTTCGCAAAAACGGCGCTCGACGCCGGCATGAATCTCAAGGGCGCGATGAAGAACGTAACGCTCGTGTTCGGCGAGGCGAGCGACGGCGTGAAGAAGTGGGGCGAGCAGGCGGCGAGCTCGTTCGGCATGACGGCGAGCGAGGCCGACAAGGCGGCGGCGAAAGTGGGCGTTGCGCTTACCGGGTTCGGACTCTCACAACAGGACGCCGCGAAATATTCCGAAGAGCTCGTGCATCGCGCGGCCGATATGGCGAAGGTGCTCGGCGTCGACGTCGAGGAGGTTCTCGCGAAGGTGTCGACCGCGATCCGCGGGCGAACGGCAGGGCTCAAGGATTACGGCGTCGTGATCGAGAAGGGCACCGGGCAAGCGACGAACATGGCGAAGGCTCAAGGCGATGTCGAGAAGGCGACCGCGAATCAAACGAAAGCGCAACAGCATTTAACCGACGTACAAGCGGACCTCGCCGGCAAAACGACTCTCACGACGGCCGAGCAGAGGCGCCTACGCGACGCGCAAGACGGCGTGACTAAGGCGAACATGGATCGCCTCGTGACCGAGGATCAAGTCGCGAACGCGACGACGACGAGCTCGGGGGCGACCGAAATCCTTAACGCGTTTCTCGATCAAACGAAACAGTACGGCGGGCGGGCGGATACGACGATGGGCGAGTTTCACGCGACGATGGGCAATCTCACCGAACAGATCGGACTCGCGCTCATCCCGGTACTAACAACGCTCATGCCGATCTTTCAAGGGCTCGCAAACTGGGCGACGAAAAATCGGACGGCGTTCGTCGCGATCGTGATCGTCGTCGGCGCGCTCGCGCTCGCGTTCTCGATCGCCGCGACCGCGGCGGGAATCTTCGCGCTCGCATCGCTCTCTGCCATGTGGCCGGTCCTGCTCGTCGTCGGCGCCGTCGTCGCTCTGATCGCGGTCGTTGTGCTCATAATCAAGTATTGGGGCGATTTGGTCGGGTGGTTCCATACCGGCGTGAGCGCGATTCAAGGCGTGATCGACAAGCTCGGCCCGCTCATCTTCTTGTTCGGCCCGCTCGGCGTGGCGATCGGCGTCGTGGAGAATTTCGGCAGGGCGTGGGATGCAGTCAACAAGGCCGTGAGCGCGGTGCTCGGCGTGATTCAGAAGGTTGTCGATGCGGTCGGCGGCGCGGCGAGCAAGATCGGCGATTTCCTGTCACACATACCGCACATTCCCGGGCTCAATATCCCGGGTGTGACGACGGCCGCGGCGGGTGCGAGCTCGGCGAGTGTGAGCCCGTACGCGCCGGTCGTGTTCGCGCCTCAGATCACCTTTACCGGCGACGTCGGCGATCCCGTGCTCGCCGGCCGGCGCATCGTGAACGCGCTTGAACAATGGACCGCGGCGAACGGCCGGCGCCGTTTGGCCGCGCTCGTGGGCCCGTGAGCGCGAACCCGGCGCTCGCCGCGGCCGTGTGGGCCGAGGTTGCCGAGGTTCGCGTCGACCTCGGCCGCGTGAGCGGGTGGATCGCCACGGGTACACAGTGGGGCGGCGGCGCGTGGGGCGTCGACCTTTGGGGGCTCGGGTACCTCACGCCGGCATCGTGGCGCGACGTAACCGCCGACGTCGAGGCGCTCGATCTGGACACCGGGCGCAACGGCGTCGACGACCCGGGCGAAGTCGGGACCGCATCGCTCACGCTGTACGACCCGACCGGCGAGTATTCGATCAGCGGCGCCGGCGGCGAGAGCTCGGCGCTCGGCGCGCTCTTGCGCGTGACTCTCCGTCACATGGCGAGCGATCGCTCGCGGATCGCGTTTTACGGGAAGGTGAACGACGCGAGCGCGGTCGGATCGTTTGCCGAGCCGACGACGACGATTAAGGCGATTGATCTGCTCGGGTCCGTGCTCTCGACCGATGACGTCGAGCCGTTACCCGCTCAGAGCGTGAACGCGCGGCTCGCCGAGCTACTCGACCGCGCGCAATTCCCGGCCGATCTGCGCGACCTCGCCGACGACCCGACACAGATCGCCGCGGTCGACAAGGCGGGCAATCGACTCGACGCGGCACGCGGCGCGGCGGCGAGCGCGGTCGGCGGCTCACTATGGGCCGCGGGCGATGGGACGATCCGCTACCGGCGCGGCACGTTCGTTCTCGACCCGAGCATCGAGCCCGAGTTCCGCATCGGCACGGCACCGGGCTATGTGTGCCCGAGCCGACTCGATCCGGCCGAGTCGGCGTCGCGCGTCGTCAATGTGTACGACTGGCGTTCGCAGGATGAGAGCGTGCGGTCGATCGCGAGCGCGCCCGACTCGATTCGCCGACACGGCCGGGCGTCGAGTGTGCGAACCGACGTTCTCAATACGCGACAAGACGAGCTCGACGCGCTCGTACGCGACGAGCTCTCGCGTACCGCGTTCCCGCCCGAGCAGATCGACGGATGCGAGATAACGGTTCACGACGACGCGAGCGCCGAGCTCGTGCTCGTCGAGATAACCGACGCGCTCGACGTGAGCTATACGGGCTCGGCGCCGTGGGCCGGCCCGTACCTCGTCGGCGGGTACGCGCACCACATCGGGCCCGATGACTGGACGATCGACCTCAAGGCGTACCCGGCGACGGTAGGCGCGGCGTGGGGCATCGCTCGATGGGGCGAATCGACGTGGGCCGCATAAGCGAAAGGAATCTAAGCACGATGCCGAATCCGAATCCCGATCGACCGCAATATCAAGACACGATCGAGGAAACATGGGGCCAGGCCGTCGCCGATATGGTCGTGCGGCGTTACGCGACGACCGCGGATCGCGACGCGGACCTCGGCGGGTTCACGCCGGCCGAGCTCGCCGGGCAAGTGGTCGCGATCTTGCTCGGCGGCGAAGTATTTTTGCAACGTCACGACGGCGCCGCGTGGCGAGGCGAGGCCGGGCGCGTGCTCGGGTATCACGAATTCTGTCCGGCGGGTAATGCGAATTTCAACACGCCATCGAGCACGTTCGTTGCGGTCGAACCGGGGGGCGCGCTCCGGTTCTCGTTCATCGCCCCGCCGAGTGGGCGCGTGCTCTATCGGCTCCGCGCCGCGACGAATTGCACGGCGGGCTATGTCATCGCGATCGCGTGGCTCGCCGGCGGGATGGCGGGGCAAGCGGGTTTGCTCTACTCGTCGGCCCAGGGCGTGAGTAGCTCATATTTGGAATCGGCGATCTATGGGCTCACGCCGGGCGCCGTGTACCAGATCGAACCGGGGTGGGAGGCCGGCGGCGGCGCCGGCGGGATCGTCAATATGTATTACGGGCAATCGGGTTACGGGCCGATCAATCAAGAAGTGATCGAGCTCGACGAGCCGATCGCGGAGCGCATCGCATCGGGGCCGGGCCCGATCCCGGTCGATCCCGGCGAGCTCGATCCCCCGCCATCGTGGGACACATGAAAGGAAACGAGCTAATGACCATCGAGGACGAGCTCGCGCGGTGGCGCGAGTGGCCGGGCCCGCGCGAAGAGCCCGAGGGCGCCGGCGAGCCGTGGGCCCGCGACGACGACGAGGGCGCGCCCGATCGCCGGCACGCAAGGCGCGACCGTGACTCTTAACCGCGTCGCGATCCCGAGCCCGAACTATTCAAGCCGCGGCGGTACCGGCGTGCGGCTCGTCGTGTTGCACACGGCACAAGGCGCGAGCACGTTCTGAGAGCTCGGCAACTACTTTGCGAACCCGGGCTCGGGCGTGAGCTCTCACGTCGGCATCGACGACGAGGCCGGCGTGTGCGGCGAGTACGTTCCGCCCGGGTACAAGGCGTGGACGCAAGGCAACGCGAACCCCTATTCGGTCGCGGCCGAGCTCTGCGCGTGGGCCGAGTGGTCGCCGGCCGAGTGGGACCGTCACCCGGCGATGTTGCTCAATGCGGCCGAGTGGGTGCGCGAAGAGTGCGGGCGGTTCGGCGTGCCGATCCGCGCGCTCAGCGCGGCCGAGGCTCAAGGCGGCGCGGCCGGCGTATGTCAACACGTCGACCTCGGCGCCGCGGGTGGTGGACATTGGGACTGCGGGCCCGGGTTCCCGATGGCCGACGTAATCGCACAAGCGACACGAGGCGGCGCACCGGCGCCGGCGAAACGAAAGGGACGAAACATGATCGCGAGCACGAGCACGGGCGCGGGCTACTGGACAACGACGAGCGACGGCGCGATTGGCGCGTTCGGCGATGCTCAATACAAGGGCGGCGGGTTCGATCCCGACGTCGTGACCGGCGAGGTAATCGGGATCGCCGGCAAGGGCACGGATGGCTACTGGCTCCACACGAGCGACGGCGGCGTTCTCGCGTTCGGCTCTGCCGCGTTTCTCGGCCGGCCCGATCGAGCGTGAGCTCGTGGGCGGGCTCACTTCGGCCGAGTGGCTCGCGCTCGGGATCGGGATCGGCACGCTCGCCGGCGCGGTAACCGCGCTCATGTGGCGCGTGTTCGGTCGCGGGCCGCGCGATCGGGATTAGCAACGCGACGAGGCGCCCGGGCGGGAGGCGACTCGATCCGGTGGGGAATCGAGGGCTCGACCCGGGCGCCTCTCCGGCGCCGTCGAGAGTTGTCAGACACACGGGGCGCCGGCACGTTGCCGCGCCCGATGCTACCGGCCGAGTGTGCGACCGACTGACACGGCCGCGGCACGCTTGCTCTCGTCGACGGCGTGCGCGTAGGTCGAGAGCAACACGCGCGGATCGTGGCCGAGGTAGCTCGCCATCGCCGGCACGTTCGCGCCGGCGGCGATCGCTTGAGTCGCGAAGTAGTGGCGAAGGCCGTGCGGGTGGCACGCCGCGGCGGGAAGCTTCGCCTTGCGGGCGATCGCTAGCGAGCGCTTGCTCACGAAATCGGGCCGATACGGCGTCGAGCCGTGCGGCATCGTGTCGGGCCCGAACACGAACCCACGCGGCCGGAGCTCGACCTCGGCGTCGAGGCAGAGCGATTCACGCCGGGCCCGATGGGCGACGAGCTCGGCGAGCGCCTCCGGCGAGAGCTCGATCGTGCGCCGGCGCCGGTTCTTCGTCGATCCCTCGGCGGCGCGCTTGCCTTTGGGGCTCGTGAGCGAGCGCTCGATCCGGAGCGTGCCGCGCTCGACGTCAAGGTCGGACCAGCGGAGGGCACAGAGCTCGCCGCGGCGGGCGCCCGTGAGCGCGGCGACGCGGAGCAGGGCGCCGAGGGTGGGCTCGGCCCGCTCGACCGCATCGAGGTACCGGCGGGCGAGCTCGGGATCGGGCGCGGTTCCCGTGGGCCGCGGCTCGGCCGGCGGGCTCGCTTGAGCCGCGGCGTTGCGGTCGAGCTCGCCCCACCGGACGCCGGCCGAGAGGGCGCCCGAGATGAGGGCGTGCCAGGCGCGGACGCCGGAGGCGCCGAGGCCGTCCCGATCGAGGCGGGCGTAGAGGGTGTCAAGGTCGCGGGCCGTGATCGAGCTCGCGGCCGTGCGGCCGAGGGCAGTCTCGGCGAGTAGCTCGACCTTGCGCCGGAGCTCGGCGACGTAGCTCGTCGCCCGGCCGAGGCGCTCCCGATCGTCGACGTAGCGCCGGCAGAGCCCGGCGAGGGTGTCGGGCGAATCGTCGGCGAGGGCGACGTCGAGCTCGTCGTAGAGGCGCCTCTGGAGGCGCTTCGCGGCATCCAGATCGCCGCGCTCGACGCGCACGAGGCGCCGGCGATCGCCGGCCGTCGTCGAGCTCGCGACGACGCGAAATCCGCCGCGCGGGTGGTGCGTGATTCCCGGCGGGAGGCGCCGAGTGCCTTGCTTGCTCTTCCGTGTGTCTGACATGTAGTCAAGTTTACCAGGCCGGCGGGCGCCGGGCACACGCTCGGGCACACGCTCGCCGGCGTCGATTCGGGAATCGGGCGTTTTCCCTTGTAAATGGTGGAGGCGAAGGGACTCGAACCCTCGGACCTCTTGACTGCCAGTCTCGGGCGAAATCGCTCTACCTGCGGAAATAACCGCAACGGTCCTGCGTGTGCCTACCTCGTGACCAGGGACGCAGGAGGGGCCGGGCACACGTCGGGCACACGCTCGGGCACACGCGGCGCCGAGGCCGAGCGCGAGGCACGAGCTCGGGCGCCCTGAAACGGTTGCGTTTGACGTGCAGGTAACTCCGCGCTACAGATCGCGTCGGAGGATGATCGGCGGGAGAAGGTGAGGGGGCGCTCGATGGGCGATCCCGTAAGAGCTCGCAACGCCAACCCGGGGGGGGGGGGGGGGCGTGTACCGGTAACCCCCCGAGCCGACCGGAAAGGGGCC